AAGTTATCGGGTTCGATACCCGTCCAAAGTGTGAAGTGTTTTCTTTGGATAATCTTTGGGTTATCCTCAAAAAATACTTGGAGAACATTATACCCCAAGTTGAATGCTGTGTTCGCAATTTTGGTTAAGATAGTTGTCTTACCCACCCCTGTTGGAGCTAGAATAACACCAATCTCACCTTTGGCCAAACCACCCTTAAGTAGTCTATCAATTCCAGGGATTCCCATTGGAATTGGGTGACGATAATCCTCGTCTAATACGGTATCCAAGTTAGCGAATATGTCCGTCTGTCCTTTGTCGATTTCACCGACTTGTAACGCGTTTCTCACCAATCCTTCAACCTTATCGTAAGACTCGAAATCACCTTCTGTAATGATTTTCTGAGCTTTGTCCATCGCCTTTTGAAGTTCTTGTTGTTTACAGAACTTTAAAGCTTTCTCCTGAACGAATACTGTACCTTCAAAAGGTGCATCTTTTACCTGTTTCAAGGTATCTAAGACCACTTTTGCAACGATTTCCTGTGAAATTTCTGACTTAACAATTTGGTCAAGAGTTTCGAAATTAGGCGTTGATTCGTACTTTACATAGTATTCTTTTATCATCTGCAAGATGATTTTGAAGTACTTGTTGTCAAAGTACGATGACTCAATCACGTCCATAATAGACGATGAGAAGTCCTTATCAACTACTATTTGATTTAGTAATTGAATTTGAAATGTGTTACCTAAATAATCGAAATTTTTGTTCATATATTAATTTAAAATTGTCCCTTGTATTATTAAATACCTACTTACTTAGGTCGAATTCCAAATATTCGTAAGTTAATTTGTTATTTGAAAAAATGTCAGTTAACTCACGAAGGACCTCTTTTAAAAATGGTCGTACGTCGACTGTATAACGAACTTTTGGCGGATAAAATTTTCCATCAAAAACTCTATGACAAATTGTCGTGTCTCCAACTTTAACATAAATGTTAAAAACTTCAGGACCATCTGTGTAAGATGTGTTCATAATTGATGGGTCATGCGCAATTGCGTCTTTGTTGTCCATCATGTAAATTACTGTCTTCATTTTCAAAGCATATTGTAATTCATCTTTTAAACTTAGAATGAAGTCATACAACTCAGTTGAGTTTTTTGCCTTTGGGTTATACCCTCTAACGTTAAAGAATCTTTGAACTACAATATTGTCATTCAATGTCAAAAGGAATTCCATTTTTGTGCTGTCTTGCTCTCTCATGCGATTTAATTTTTGTTTGTGTTTCTTTTTTCTTTTCTTGTTAATTTCATAAATGGTCGAAGGAAGTTTACCCAAGCTTCGTCATTTTTGGGGAGGTATTTAAAGAGACCATCTTCCATCATAAGTCTCATTAAGTTTTTATATCCTCTATCTGTGGGGTCAATTGTGTCTGTATATATTTGTTCGACAAGTTCTTTACCTTCATCGGTAATAAGTGGGTTCCCAAGGTCTACAATCTTCATGTTTGTGTTATAGAACTCCTCACCAAGTATACCATTTTTTGTCTTACCAGTCAAAATATTCTCAAGAGCTTTTGGTTTTTTCTTTTGCTCGTTATTTCGTGCAATATCGAGTAATTCGTCCATAGTACATGGTTTTCCCATCAAATCAGGAAAGAATTTTACCAAAGTTTTTTCCCCCAATCCTTCAATACCATCGATATTATCGGACTTATCTCCTGTGAAAATTTTAGTTAATAAAACGTTATAATGTGGTATCTCAACTTTATTGATTGTTATTACATCCCCATTCTTAAAATACTGTTTTGAGATTGGAGAATATATGGTAACTTTTTCAGATATGAGTTGGGTTAAGTCTTTGTCTGCTGAGAAGATTATCACGTCTTCATCCGTTGCGACTTTACAGTAGTGAGCAATTAAGTCATCAGCCTCGTTGTTAATCATTTCAACTTGGCGTACGAATATCTCCTCGAGGTATTGTTTAACTCGAGATTTTTGTTGGAGGTATGACTCGTACTTGTACTCGTTCATATCCTGCCTTCTATTCGCCTTATATTGGGGGTATATAGATTTCCTAATTGATGAGTTTGAATCACCGTCCCAAAAGACCACAACCTTATCCAAGTTGTGCTCTTCTAGAAACCGTCTTAAGATGTTGATGAAGTGATAGAGACCTCCTAAGTGGTCTCCATTATCATACATCTCTCTAACTCCGTGAAATCCTATCTTAAACAGATTGTCTCCGTCTACTAATAATGTCTTAATCACTGGTGTGATTTAAAGGGTGAAACAATAATACTAATCTTCTTTTTCTTCTTTCAAATCGAAGTCACCATCAGTTCCGATGATGTCCTTCCAATAGTCCGCGTATTCTTTTTTGTATTTTTCCAATGAAGTTTTTTCTTCACTAGCTTCTTTACCTGCAATGAATCCGTGTGGTGTAACAATAATCTTTCCATCGTCGTAACCCAATCCATTGATGTGGTTCTTCATTACAGAAACTTTTGTTCTTGATGCGAACTTAATAGTTCTCTTATCTTTTGTTGCGGTAATTTTAGTTGTACCAGCACCTTTTTGGTTTCCAAATAAAAACACTAACGATGAGTTCAACCAAATGGCCTCACCACCTTTAGCTTTAATCTTTGGTTGTCCAAATGGATTGTCAGGTAATTCAACCCATGGTTGGTTAACGATAACCAATGTGTTTTCGTATTTAGAATCTGATTTACGAGACCCTGAAATTCTTTGGTTAATACCCATACCAATCTTGTCGGCTAACGTACTTGCGTTGTGTTGTTTACCACCCTTACCTTCGAATGTCATCTTACATGGTACAGAACCAACTGAGTCCCATAAGAATAACAAACTGTAGTCCAAGTTACCTTTCTCTTGTTCATCTAACAAGTTGTTGATGTAGTCAGTGATTTGTTCGATGTAGTTGAAGTTATTGTTGAAGATGTAAAAACCATCCCAATCTAACTCACCCGTTTCTTCATCAACTACTTCCTCACAATCAAACCCCATCAATTTGGCGTGTTCAAATGACCATTTTTGTTCTGTAATAATAAACACAGGAAGGATACCCTTCTTTTGAGCATCAACCGCAGTCTTTACAAGTGCAGTCGTCTTACCTGTATCTGAGTGACCAAGTAACATATTCAAGTGTCCAATAGCAGGACCTGGCAAACCAACCGCGTCCAAGAAATCAGGACCTAAGTCAAAAAACCTTTGAGGTTTATATTTCGCTGATGTTGAGAATTTGTCTTTGATAGACTTAAAATCGTTTTTCTTAATTGCCATTTTCTATTCTTTTAATGTTAGGTAACTTGTTTACTTTGTTTCTGTTATAAAAGGTGCTGTCCTCTTCGTAAAGAGTTCCAATTTCTTCTTCATGGAAAGTTACAATTCTAATAACCGAAGTACCATCCTCGTCTTCGTCTTTTAACATACCAAATAAAACAGTATCACCAATCTGCTTACTTCTACCTGAGAAGTACCCTTTATCTTTTAGTTGACTCAAGATTTCATAAGACAATATTTTATTGTCTTTTAACTGTAAGTCAATTTCTTCTTTAAACGTCATGTGATAAAAATTAAAGGGTGGGGAGTTCCCACCCTTGTTATAAATTAGAACGGTAAGTCTCCGTCTGGTTCGTCATTTGCTTGTGGGTCCGCAACTACAGCTGGTTTACTACTTTTAGAAGCACCACCACCGAATGATTCGGTTTCAACTGAACTATCTCCGTAAACGTATCCACCTTTTTCACTATCCCATTTTGGAGTTTCTCCACGAGCGATAGCCTCAAGATATTCAACAGGTTTTTTAGAATAAACGTCTAACCAAGTTAACTCGTCTTCTACCCAAGCTTTAGCTTGGTCTGCGTCTGTGTGTACAGGAGTTGGGTCGTCGTACATAATTGTAGATACAGTTGTGTACTCTTTACCTTTTGGAGTTTTTGCTTTTGCTAACTCGATGATTAAATCACGACCTTTTTCAGCGTCAGTGATGTCACCTTTGTTTCTCCAAATTGGAATGATTTTATCTAAGATACCATCATTCTTGTAATTGTGTTTAAATCTCCAAAATTTCACACCGTCTTCCTCGTGGTCACGGTCGATAACTTTAACGATATAAAACTTACGAGAACGATATTGAGCTGCCAACAATTTGTCAGACTCTTTACCTGTGGCAATCAACTCTTCGTAAACCTCGTTTAAAGGTGAACGCTCGTTGTCATTCTTTCCTGGGTCGTAGAATTTTTGCCATTGACCACCTACTTGGATTTCGTGGTACCATGCCTCTTTGAATGGTGAGGAACCATCTGTGGTAGGAAGGATTCTTACTCTTCTCTGACCTGATTTCTCTTTATCCCCAAGGATTAAAGCGAAATACTTTTTCATTCTTTCGTCTTGCGACATCTTGCTTTGGGCCCCGCCCGATGAACTTTGTGATTTTTCGTACTGTGCCAATACGGCGTCTAATGAACTCATGTTTTTAAAATTAAAATGATTAAATTGTTTTATAAAGATAGGTGAAAATATGATATAGTCAAATAAAAAAAGGTGTCTTTCGACACCTTCGTTATTATCTAAATGCCTGTCTTTTCCATCTCTTCTGACTTATCGTCAAAAAACTGTGAAAGTTTTTGATTGAATGGGTATGAGTCGTATGTTCTTAACTCTAATTTTTCTTGTGGAGTTTTTTCTCTATATTTCTCAATCTTATTCTCAAGAGTGTTTAACTTAGTCATGATGTTATCCATCTCTCCCAATCTTGATTGTAAATCATTTAATTGTCCAAATAAATTTTCAAAATACTCATCTTGTTTTGTTTGAATACTTTTTTGAGAGTCTACTAATTCAGTAATATCAAGTTCTTCAGAATCACCTTCTTCCGCACTTGCCTCTTCACTATTCCCCTCGTCGTCAATTTTTTCTACGTCGGGGTCATTCTCAACATCTAATGGGCCTGATACAGGTGCTCCAGGTGCTGGTGGTGGAACCGCCGCTGCGTCTGATGGTGGTGGTGGAGCTCCTGCTCCCGTATCACCAGGTAATGGTGCCAACGCCCCCAAATCTTCTTCAGGTGCTGCAACATCAGCTGCTTGTTCTGTGATATATTTGTTGATACTTCTGTATCTGTCTATCTCACTTAATATTTTTTTATCTAAACTCATTTTTTATCCGTTTAATAATTGTTTTAATCCGTTATCGGTTTCAACCATAACTTGTCTGTTAACGTAAGTACTGTTACCTTTTCTTTCGATAAGACCGTCACGTTCTCTTACTGTATAACATTGGCCCGTTGCTAAGTCGCAAACTTCTTTTGTTCCGTCGTTATTATCTTTTTCAGAATAATTAATTTTTTTCCCAAGATAATTGCTGATTGCTGTATTGATGTCCATAATATTCTTTCTATATAAATATGTTGTTATGTTATAAAGTGAAAGGAGAACTCATAACCGTCTGTTTTAAAACCTCCCCACCAATTGGTGATGTAAACCCATAAGGGTAATATTCAATAACTAATCTAATAACTCCTAATTCACTCACAGTGCATGATTGAGTATATCTTGTATCTGAACCACTAACACATCCTGACGCTAATGGTACCGTACTACCGTTCTTTACAAACTTTGTACTTCCAACCCACTGTGAATTAAATGGGTCTTCTGTGTTAAATTTAAAAGTAATATATTCCCCATTAGGTTTTTTAATATTATAAAATTGTGGCCCATTACCTTGTATAGTTGGTTCTTCATCCGCCAATGTTATCGATAATTGTTTTGGGGGAAACGTTTTTGATAATGATTTAGGTACTACAATTTCAAAATTAGAAAACGTCTCAGTATTTTTTGGATACTTTTCTTGGTCCGCTGGTATCGCCATTACATTAATTTGAGTGTCTATTCTAATCTCTTTTCCAGAATTATCGATAATTTCTCTCTTAAATTGTGAAACACTATCAATAAATTGTTGTCTATTAATTGAAAACGTTTGACCGTCTTGAGAAACAAACCCTTCTAAAGTTTCGTATTCACCTTTAGTTACCTCTGAAGTTGTTATTGTATTATTTGGACCCACTTCAACCACGTTTATAATATAATTATATTTAGCTTCAGGTTCTATCTTCCATACACCTAAAGTAGGGTCGGTATTAACTTTAATAACCAATAACTCATTACCTCCATTTGGATTTTTAGTATTTGTTGCAACAACCAACGGATTCGGTCCTGTTGTTTGCGGATTAGAATTTACTGTCTCTTGATTTACAGTTGCAGTTGTAGTTGGAGTGGTAGTACCTGTGTTATCCTCACTAAACGCACCTCCTGGAGTTAGACTAGCAATACCATTTAACGCAGGGTTATAATTGAATAACGTAGACCCTGTAAATGAACCATGGTCAGTTTTAACCTCAATTCTTCCATTAAGATTAACTTCACCTGTGAATACTTTAGGTACTATGAAACGTAACATACTATCACTAAACACAGTAACATCTTTCTTAGGTACCACAACTCCCACAACTTTAACCTCGCTAGCTGTTGCCAAGTTACTACCATTAACTTGTACAATAGTACCTGTATAACCCGCAGTTGGTGTAAATGATTTAAGCGCTGGTGGTGGACAAGTTAAATCTAATGCCGATGTTCCACTTGTTCCTGATGTACCGCTAGTTCCTGATGTTCCACTTGTTCCTGATGTTCCACTTGTTCCTTTGATTTCAGTTACTTTAATGGTCGCCTTTAAGTCTTTTGAGTTATCAAGACTTGATAGTCCAACTTTAACCGCCGAATTTATTGCTTCATATAAAGTATCCTTAGTTTGTTTAAATTCTGATGTGTGAGAATCATAATATTCTGAAGATATATTAGAGTCTGGCCAATAACAAACATAGTATTTGGCCAAACCAATTTCCAATATTTGAGGTACTCTTTCTCTTAATCTATTTGACATAAATCTCACGTAGTTCCCAATAGTTGTAAAATGAACTATTGGTAAAGACTGTGATGTTGATGCGTTTGATTTAGATTTAACACAACTGTATCTCTTTTCCAAAGTAGAGTTAAGACCACCCCAATCCGTATTTAATGAAATGGTTGCCAAGTTATTATTCCAACTATTAAACGCCCCTAATCCACTTGTAGAACTTTTTTGGAAACTTCTCATATACGATAAACAATATATGATTATTTGTAATTCTTTATTGTTAGGGATTTCAGTAAGTAATGTGTCGGCAAGTTGTTTTGGTGTAAATTCAGTTAAGGTTGCCGCAACCCCGTCTCCAAATCCAGCATCCGCAAAAGTTTTAAGTACATTACTCTTACACGCATTTGGTGTATCAAGAGTATTGTCAGCCTTTTGAGGTAGTGTTGTACTCTTAACCGTATTGGTAGTTCCTGAAACTGTAACACTATCCTTATTAACTTTAAGAAGTTCTTCTAATTTAGTTATAAGGTTTTGGTTAATACTCTGTAAGAAACTGTCTATGGCAGGTAAATCAAATACCCCTTGTCTAACACCCGTAAATGTTGTTTGGAAGTTACCCGCTTGAATTGAATGTTGAACATCCTGAATCATATACGGTCCATTAAACATTGGTACGTGTCTAAGGTTGAAATACATTGTTGGCTGTATTAAAGCGTTACCTAATGATACAACCGTACATTTATAACTTCTTTGTTTATATAGGTTATATAAACTATTATTTTGTGTGGCGGTTTGTCTACCTGATGCTTGGTCAACCATATTCAACTGAGTATTAATTGACTCAGATGTTGCAGTACCATTGTCCTGAGATACCGAGAATGAAAAGAAAACATTTTGACTTCTAATACCAAGGTCTACAGTAAATCCAACACATTTGTTAGAAACCGCCCAATCTTTTTTACCCTGTTGGTTTTCCAATAGAGGATTTTCAGACGCTCTTCTCATTTCAAACGCATCGTCTCTAAATTTAAAATTACCTTTTGGTAAGTCTAAATATTGAGATGGTTTGCCAGCATAAAAACAAACCATTTTGGGCCCTGATTTTCTGTAATCAACATCTAAATAAGTCCCCCATAAACTGTCGGCAAAGTCTAATGAACCTTCTGCCTTTGGTATTGTTGTACCATCAACATCTTGTACATTATAAAAATTAACATAGGCTGGTAAGTTCATCACATTAAAGTTATTCTTAATAAGAATACCACTAATGAACGTGTAAACACTCATTGCTTGATTCAATGACTTTTCATTAAACATACTTTTTAAGTCAAAGATATCAATCAATATTGTGTCTCCGATATTTCTTGACGCTCGGTCTAAAAACATTATGTCTTCAAACAAAGTTTTGTTGGTATAGTCTCCTCCCGCAATCCACTTATCGTTTAACGCTTTAAAGACTTCATAGTTTTCAACCTTACTTTGCTCTCCCGTTATCGAACTTTGAATTGTTTGTTGAGGTACTTGTTGTTGTGATGGAAGTGCTTTATTTAACCCCGTTAAAACCCCGTTTAGGAAATTGTTCTGCAACTCAGTTTCAACTCCAAGGTATTGTATTATTTGGTTCTTAAATTGTGAAACAGTAATTGTTGGTTGTTTAACTTTTTGTGTTGCATACATCTTAATGATTTGTGCCAACAAAACAACATTCTGTTCAGTAAATTCAATATTGTTATCTACAAAGAAATCAGTAATGTATGAACCATTTGAAGTATATACAACATTTGGTATTGTTGAGAATCCTACCTCCGTTTCTAAAGCGAACCACGCCTTTGGATTTGCTAATTTAGATTGAGTTAACGTAACTCCTCCCCCAATAGTTGGTAAACTACCTTTCACATATGGATTAAAAGTTATTGGGTCTGTAACAACCGCGGGTCCATTAAAAGAAATATAAGAATCAAAAATCCTTCTATTATAATTTGAAGGATTTCCGTATCTTAATAAGATATCATATTCCATAAAGGATTGAATCCCTGTTTGGAATGATTGATATTGTTTATCGATTGTAGTTTCAAAATAAGTTTTATCAATAACGTCTTTGGCCTGTGCAGGTACTATCATCAAAGTCTTAAATAATGATTGGAAGTTTCTAAAGTTACTTGTGTTATTAACAGGACTTTGTCCATAAGTTACCGTTTCATTACTATTTTGATTATCAGTAATTGGTTTACAGAAATTTAAAAATTCTTGTTCAAAGTTATCTAATATTCTTTTTTCAAATACAGAGAATGTCTCTTCAATCTTGGAATAAACATTAGTATTTAAAAAATGAACGGGACTTTGAGTTTTACCCGTATTAATTAAAGTTAAATAAGATTCAGGGCTTGGATAAGCAATTTGTGTACTATCGAAATATCCGTAGTTTGGAGCCGACCATAAACATCTTACAGAACCATTATATACACTACTATTTGAACTAAGTGGTACTTTAGTTCCAGGTGATGTTGTTGCTCCTGTTAAACAAGAACCTACCGTTTGGTTAAAAAATGACCCAAAAGATGGTACAACAAAGTACTGAGGACTTTTTGTATTATCTTTAGGATTACAATCAACGTCCGCCTCTGGAGTTAAATCGGGTAATAATACAGACCAAGTAATTAACCTTAATTGTTTATCACCTTGTTTTGCAGAAATGTTTGATTCAAGGAAGTCGTACATTTTCATACCACCTTTCACACTGTCTTGAATCTCGGTATTTGTATATCCACTATATAAATCATAACCATTATAAAACACGTTAAAGTCGTTAATTAACTTGGGGTAAAATCCTACCTCCATATTAACGTTATCGTTAGTCTCGCTTTGTAAAACAACAGTCCTATCTATATCATTGTACTTGAAATTATATGGTTTTGTTGTTTGATTGGTTATTGGGTCATAGTTTGTTGTGTAGTTAAAGTCTTTCCAAACATTTGTTAGAATATCCACTCCACTCTCTTTGTATTTCTTATATCTGTGCCATATAGAACCGTATTTCAAAATCCAAGCGTACGGTATTTTATGAATAGCACCAAATTTTTTAAATGTAGACGCAATGTAATCTAAATCAGATGGAATGTCATTTGAAAGAGTTTTATATTTCTCTCTTAAGGTTGCAAGTGGTAATGAATTAAGAAATAAGTAAGCTGCTTGAACGTATGGATAGTTATCTTTCTTTTTAAAGTTATCGACCCCAATCTGAATCGCATTGATAAAGTAAGGAGTGTTTAACATTGAAGTGGTTGTTCTTGGTCCTAAGAACCCTGTTGGTGTAACCACGTCACAATATCCTTCTGTTGCAACAAAATTATCAGGTGTTCTTGTTATATAAAACGTTGACAACCCTGGAATTGAGCCTGGAAACAATCCTGACCCTAAAGCCGCCGCTACAATACTTGGATTTTTTGATTGTAAATATGAAAAATCTGTAACAGGTCTGTTAAATTTATAGTTGTTTACATCGTTAAAATTAGCAATAATCTTTCTTGGTTCAAAAATAGTTAAACTCTTTTTAGTGTCGTAAACTTGGTTACCAGCAGCACTTTGGGCTTGGTTTAAATTATTAATACACCACGTTGCATCGGTATATGGTAACGTATCAACAACTAACGGTTCGTTAGATGCATTAGTTATTAAAGCTCTAAGAGCATCTGATGATGTCGTTACTTGAGGTATCTTACCAATATCACTAGTCTTTAAAATACTGAATGAATTTTCAGTTAAACTCTTAATATATGGAGTTACAAAAAAGTCCCTAATATAATCTTGATAGGACTTACCTGTCCCCATGTTTGAGATATTATTTAAAAAAGTTGGGTAGTTAGTAGCGTTTAATCCGTAGTTTTTTAACTTGAATGTAATGTATGGTGAACTAACTCCTAAACCGTCTTTAACATTATTAACCTCCGTCTCAATATTAAGTTTAATTAAATCATTAATCTGATTTAAATTGGCTCTAACTAATCCCGAGTAGTGAGATGTTAAAAATTGTCTTTCCCATATTTCATAGAAAAACTTAACCTCTTCTTTATTGGCATATGCAATACCCGCGGATGGAAACTCAATTGCGTTTATATTAATAACGTTTGTATCTCTTTGGTTATCTAATGGTTGTGGTGCGATAGGGTTTTGAAATTTTTGAGTAAGTCCTTTCATATACTCTTCCACAAATTCTACCTCAGGCCATTTGGAATAATTACCACCTTGTGTTCTATCAATTTCAGTTGGGTCTCCAATATATTTTAATTGGAATCTACCTTTCTTATCGTCAGGTGTTTCAACAAAATATTGAGGCCAAGGGTAAACAGGAATCTGAGAATTCTCAGCGGCAGTATTTCCCAACAAAGAACCTTCACGATAAACAACATTGTCTCTTGTTTCACTACTAGGTGCCGATGATGGGTTATCTAAAATTGCGCTCTTTCTTACAGGGTCGTACTTCACATTCCAAGCGTTGGTGTGTACGTCATCTAACAATCTAATGAAAGCTTCTGCGGATGCCATAATAACCGCAATCATATTCCTAACCGTGGGTTTGAATCCAAGACCAGTGTCTTTATCTTCAATCTTTTTTAATAAATCAGCCGTTATTTTAGATTCATATTCAGATAACTTTTTATTTGCTTGAGTTTCTAAAGATGAGATAGTTGAATCAAATCTTCCACTTCCTTCAAAAATAAAATACTTTTCTTTATTTTCAGTATAACTTTTTTTACCGTTAGTAACTGTTTCGTTTAGTGTTTTGGTAAATCCACCATATTGTGAAATTACTCTTTCAATTTGTTCTGTTGTTGGATTTGGAAACCCTGTTTGAGCAGTTGTAGTTGTAACCCAATCAATCTGTGATTCATCTATATTATCCTTCAGAATCATCTCATATTTAATTGGGTTTGGTATCGGCGCTTTACCCGCAGCCCCTACCGTAGGATTTGCCGCCAAAGCGTCGTTATATTTTTTAATATTTCCTTGTAATAAAGAAATCGCACTAACTTTAGCTCCTTCATCAATATTTTTAAACGCGTAAATTTTGTCACCACCAAATAAAATAAGTGGTTGTGGATTTAAATACGTTCCAAACCAAGAACTGTTTGAAGGTCCTCTAACGTTTGTAAAGTATTGTGTTAAAATTCCCTTATAGTTTCTAATGTTAGTTAAAGACTCCACATCCGTTTTAGGGAAAGAGTCCATAATTTGTTTTTCAAAATTATCTAACTTAACCATTAATTGGGCTAATGTTAATTCAGGTAAATCAACAGGTATTAATCCTTTTGCCTTATACTCACTATAAACTTCAACTATTTTTTGATACCCTCTTTCAGTAACTAATTCAGTTACCACCGCATCACTACTATTTGGATTATTAGAACCAATAGCCGCTTGAGTTTTAGATTGTGATTCAGTTGACTTATTACTTTGTTGTGGTGTAACGGGTGTTGCTCCAAAGTTAAATCTTTGAGAATACATGTGTGGTGCCGCTAATAGGTGACCCATAGCAACCTCATTCAATATGTTGAACTTATATCCTTTGAATGTTAATCTAACTTGGTAGTTACCACTAAACGAGTTGAACGTTGCATGGAATTTTTCCAAATTTAATTGATACCTAATAGCTTGTCCATAAAACCCTTTAAGGGTAAGATAGAATGGCGGATATGGTAAATTAAAGAATGCTGAGTATGGTGAGTTGTTCCCTAATTGAAACAAAGCTTTACCTTGTACATCTTCCAACTGCATTTCAACAGATGGGATAAACGAAGAATTGGTTGTTATGTTAATTTGAGTTATACCTAATAACCCATTGTCCATAACATTTAATTCATTGGCTACCGTGTTTAGAATATATGGTTTTGAACCCGCGGCTGTTTGTTGTCCAAGTTCTGCAGGTTGATTAGTACCGTCAAACTTTGTAGTGTTTTGTCCTGTTAACTCATCATAATAACCTGTCCCTAAAAAGTTGTTCTTACTTGGTTTTAGGAAATTCATTTTAGCAACTGAAATGGTTCTCAGTCCGCTATCCTCAGGACTAATACCAACCGCTAATTTTGTTCTTGGTAATACTTCCGCCTCAAGATTAGCATACATAACCAAATTTTCATGGTCAACTAATCTTTCTCTAATATTTCCTAATGCGTCTTGAGTTTTGTTAGGGTCAACCAGAATAAGATTATTGTAATCAAACTCTACATAAACTCTTCCACTGTTGTCTGGTCCTAAATTACCTACCATAATAATAAAAATGATTTTCTAACGCCGCTTTATAATCCTGTAGAGATGGTAGTAATGGGAAAGGAATAATCAATATAGCACCGTCATATATATTGTTTTCAAGACCACCGAACTGAGGATTCGCCTGAAGTATTAACCAATTAAAGTAAGGTGAATTATAATACTCTTGTGATACCTTATCTAACCTACTCTGAGCCACTTTATATATGTAAGCCTTGTCAGTTGGTTTTTGAGGAATGGGCACGTAAGGAACAACGGTCTGTTCTCCGTTTATTAAAAAATCACTATATCGGTTCCAATATTGAAATGCCATTAATTTAATTTTGCTTTTGATGTATATGCACCTGTCGCACCGTTTTCGTTATTCCAAGTGTTATTATTTGTGTTTAAGTTAGTTGTCGCTCCCAAACCTTTAATCATTTTTTCTTGTGCTTTCTTCTTATCATTACTTGCACCATTTTCAATCGTATAATCAAGCACTCTTTCCTTCTTATCAAAAGGTGTATACTTTAAAAAGTCTTTTAATTTAGTTTTTTCTAAATTATCAATAAACGCCTTAGTTATATTGTTTTCTTCTGCAAATACTGGTTTGGCTTGGGTTATCCAGTAAGCGTCAAACACAGCGTCAATATTATCAGCTCCGTCACCAATTAAAGATTTGTTACCTTGAACATTACTTATTAACGCATCTTTAAATGTTTGATATTTCTTTTCATCTAAAACATCGTCAGATACTATCATATATTGTCTCTTAAACGCCTTGTTATCCACAATCAATGTGTTTGTACTAAAAGGTAAGAATACATTCTCAACAGTAACTGCTTTAGAGATACCATTTGTTGCAGTTTCAAAAACTAATTTACCTGTATAGTTACCTTTACCATATGTAAAACTACTATCACTAAATATTGCGGTGTTAAATTCTCCAATATTTGTTTGAACTTTTCTAATATCATCACGTAATTCTTGGAAGGTGTTTGCGGCATTTGAACTTGTCGACACTTTATCTGTTCCAGTTGTAACATACACCCTAACGTTTCCTGTCTTACCTTGGTATCCATCCGTACCTTTACCCGTCTCGCCTTCGAATGTGATTAGATTTACTTTACCTAATGTTTGTAAATAACCTTGTTCTGCAGTTGTTAACTCTTGGGTAATTTTTGATATCGCATTTTGAAACGAACTTCTTTTGTTCTTAACAAAATTGAAATAATTCTCTTTAACGGTACGAATCAGCTTTGGAGAAAAATCTTTATTTTTTAAACTAATAAATTCTATAAATGGGTCACTACCATTATTAATATTTTTTTCAAAATCAGAGAATATCTCATCAAAACGTTTTTCAATACTACTTGGTTTACCAAACAAAACAACCGCAGGGTCTGCAACAGATAAATTACCTTGAGTATATGAACGTTCTAACATCCATTGTTGACGAACCGCATTATTATATTGATTAACAGTTTCTTTAGTTTTATTAACAACTGTTGTAAAATATGTTTGGGTATCGTTAACCACTTGAACCATGAAATCCGAATAATTTAATGTACCAGTTTCTCCTTGGTCATTAATAACATTAGTTATAATAGTACCTACAGTTGAATTATTATTCTGTCCTGCATTTGGAGTCGCCTGATTTAAAGTTGGAGGACTAAGTAACGAATCTTGTTTTAAGAATTCACTATCAAGTATTTTTAAGAAATCTTCTTGAGCCGTAACACCTGACCTGTCATCATACATTTCAGTATTTGCATAATAATTGAATGTTAACGCATTTTGTAACTTATCAACGGATTCTTTTAACCCACTACCTCCAACAAAGTTGAATGCCATCGTTACGTTAGCAATCATAGGTTGGATACCAATACCTTCAGGGTTGATATCTAATTGTTCGTATTGAAGAGACAATGAAGTTGGGATGATTTTTGTATTATAAAAATCACCAATTCTTAATACTAACACAGGAGGTGCTCCAAACGCGGTGTTAATCGCATTGTTGTATTCCAATGTTGGTTTACTTTGTGGTGTATTTTGTTTTACTGTAGGTATTGTATCACCAGGTCTCATACATTGTTGTAAGAATGTAAGACGAGAGTTCAATCCTTCAGGTGTTGTTGAGTGGAACGCTGGTTGGAAAAATTTCAACTTATCTTTTAAGTTGTCATAAACCATAGGAGTTTCCGCTTTGATTGTTTCAAAGTAGTCACATTCCGACAATAAAGACCTTAACACTCTTTTAGTTACGTTATTTCTTTCTTTTCTAACTTGTTCTACAACAGGTACTTTTACAGTACTTGTTACCACGTTACCAACTAAAACTTCTTGAGTTTCGGGTGGTGGAGTAGGTATAGGAGCGGTTAGTGTTCCCGTAATTGAGGCAATATAAGCTCTTCTACAAGCCATGGCTGTAGTTGTGAAAATTTCTTTAGAGTCGGCCTTTGTGTCTCCTCCAGATGCACTTGGGTCATTATCCGTACAACTAACTGTTTGTCCACCAATATATGTACCCTTCTCACTATCAAATTGTTGTACTTGAGCGTTTTCACCCGCGGCAGTTCCTGGTTTAAGAATTAATCTTTGAGCCGTAATATATTTTTTAAGTGTTTCTGTTTCATTAAAAAACTTAATCACGGATTCGATTCTCCTTTTAGATAACTCAACGTTATACGCCTTTGTTGCAGGTGCGGAACAACTTGAATCAATCACCATTGTAATGTTACCTGTCGGATACTGAGTTAATTGTTTATCTAACTCAACAGTCAATTCTTTTAAAGTATTATAATTTGGTGTTACTACCGCATTAAAAAACGTTCCTAATTGAGCTCCGTTTGATTTATCGGTATATATTTTTTTGTTTCCTGGTGATGTATATCTTGTATACTCCTCAGTATAGTTTGGTGATGTCTTAGGTTTTGGAAAGTCGTTACCAAAATAACCACCTATCTGAACATACTTTTTAAAGAAATCTTCAGAATTTAAAGTTGATTGTGAGGTAGTAGTTGCCCCCGCTGTTGGAGCATCCTTACCTGTCTGAATTGTTTGTTTAGCAAAAATTAACTCTTCCTTAGTCATATCTTTAGAAGAAATCACTTCTTGTAAGTAAGACAACTCACCTGGCTTTATTGTATAATATTTCTTAGCAAGTTCATACAAGTCGTATTTTCTACAACCCGCAAAGAACGAATCAATAATACTATCAATTCTAACTCTATTTGTTTCGTTACCCAATACCTTATCAACAATAACATTTAATACCGATGGATGGTCAACTACGATTTTCCACGATAATGAACCTGTTCTTGAGGTATTTTTATACGTATAGATTGGTTCGGGTCTACCCAAGAAGTCTGATTGGTTCCACGAGGTCGATACACTCTCACTGAAGGTCAATCCGTAAGGAGCGAACCACATTACTCTACCACCATTTGGACCTCTCTCACACACCGCTAAATCCGATACAGAGAACCCTGGAGTACTTGATGTTCTCCATGCTAAGTTCTCTAATGAGAACATATACTTTTTGGCATATCCTTGTCCCCCTGGACCACCGTTGATTAGGTTAGTTGAAGATTGTCCACCTTCCATTTTGTTAGGTGCGATATTAAGATTATATGTGTTATCAAATACTGAATCCGCAAATCTTCGACCATTAACCGTTACACCATCAACCTTTTGAAGGTCGTTGTATTGTAAGTAAGGTACGTCTTTAGCAAATACTCTACAATATTCAGTACCAACTTCTTGTCCAATGGCTCCTTCGTATCTATAAACTCTTGAACCCTTAGTCATTTCTTTATATCCATCATGGAATACTTTACTCACTTGGTCAATTGCATTACCAACGTGTTGTAATCTTTTACCCCCCTGAGGTTGGCTATCAATAATTCTTTGTGTTTGGTCTAAGATTGAACCTTGTTTAAAAGTTCTTTCAGTTGACTCAGTCGTATTGTATGATGAAGGTTTAAAGTCTTCGTCTTGGTTTGTAACTTCTCCACCAAGTCCAACTTTCTTACCAGCATTACCTTTGTATTTTGGTGATACCCATGTGAATCCACCTTCAATACCACCACCATTAGAATATGTAGGTCCGTTTGCACCTAATCTAATATCTTTACTTGGTCCTTCATAAAGTTGGGCTAACTCTGATGGACCATAAACAGGTGACTGTTGTTCAACACCATAAGCATTTACAGGTACCTCACCAGTTGGTGAAAAAACTTGTGAAGGATTAGATGTAATATTACCTATATAGAAATTACTGTCATCAGATTGAGTACCTGTTAATACACCAGCGGCTCTATCGATAAACGTTCTTGGGAAGTTTGGTTTGTATCTGTTGTAGTCAATGTTTTTGAATAGTCTTGACCTTTGTCCTGCACCCATGTTATTAAACATGATTTGAGAACCAGTGTCTCCACCACCCATAAGTCTATTAAAGAATTTACCAACCCCACTACGTATAAATGCACTAGACAGTTGTTGTATTGTGGTCTGTGGACCTGGATTAACATTTGGGTCAAAGTATGAACCAGGTATTGGAGATACAGGTAAGATACTTCCACCTAATCTTAATGCAAAGTTGGCGGCAGCAAGTATTGGGTTTGCTGTGACAGTAATTGTATAGTTTGGCTCAATTAACGGAACTACGCCTGACAAAATGTTAACTATGTCAGTCCCACTATTAATGTTTAAAATGTTAGCTCTGTCAATAGTATCTTGTCTAATCTGAGCGGCAATTCTTGCTTCAAACTCTCTTCTAAGTGTTTCCGCACCTAATTTAACGATAAATGAATCTTGACTCAATAAACCATTACTTCCTCCTGGGTCACTTGAAAGTAATATTGATAGTGGAGAATATGTTGACGGTACAAACGTTGTTGGGTACGGTTGGTTGTTTGATGTATTGGTTGTCTGTGGTCTATTTAAAGAATCAAAAAATGGAGCACTGTCTAATGGTAGTTGATTACCGTTAGAAAATACGTTAAGAGGTTTCCATCTTTGAGATTCAGGTAAGGCTTGGTCTACAATATTTGCGTCTTGAAATCCATACTCACCTTCGTTTGATTTGGTATTTAACAACGCGCCTGGGTCAGGAACTTGCTCGTAACCACCTTCATTACCATATTGGTTTAAAGGGTATAGTTGATTCGCAAATGTTGGAGTATCAATTAATTGGTCAGGACTATCTTGTACTGATGTGTCTGATTGAATGTATTCTGTATCAATAGGAAGCGTAGGTCGGTTAGGGGACTTAGCATAAGGCGTTAAGTTCCTTGTTATAAGTTTCTTTCTGAAACCATCCGAGCTAATAAAATCTAAAGGACTCCCCATTAATATCTTTAATTAATAAATAGGTTAAGGACTATTTTTTGTTTATCTACTTACAGTTTTTCCTGAAGGAGCTTTTGTTGGGTTATCTTTACCTGTAACACTAACCATGTATTGTTGCATTTCAGCACTATTCATTTTTTCGATTAACATTTTAGTCACTTGTTCTTTTTGTGCGGCTGTTAATTCTGAAGCACCTCCTGTGAAATTAATATCAATTTTAAATCCACCATCAACATTAACCTTTGAAGTTCCTCCCCCGCCAGCAAATGGATTGTTGTTTGCAACACTCTGTTGGACTTCGGAGGCTTTGGTACCTTCAATTAGTGACGATATTGGTTTGTTACCGTCTTTAACACCTTTAATTTGTTCAGATTTTACACCACCTAACATCTTATCCAAAAATTCTTTAGCAACCTCGTCAACTCCCGTTGTACCAGTCGTTTTTTTACGAGTTTCTTCTAAAGTTTTTATCATACCTTGTTTAAACCCTTCTTCAATTTTAAGACCTTGTTGACCTAATTTTTCTAGATACATTGAGGCTGCGTCAGTGGTTTTAATGTCTTTATTATTAATATCTTTAAACAACTGTTTAATGTCCCCAAAAGATTCGGTTATAGTATCTCTAACTTTTTGTGGGTTACTAAAGTTTTCTGAGGCTGCCCCTGTAAAGTTTGTTGATAAATTTCTAGCGGCCTCTCCACCTTTTAGTAAATCTCTTTGTGTTACAGCTCCGCCAACAATAGCGGACCTTATAGCTTTAAGGTCTCCTGCACTTGATTCACTATAAGATAATTGAGATTTCGCAATATCTTCCATAGTTTTAGGTGCATTTTTTTGTTGTTCAATTAATTTATCAAACTCAGGTTGGGTTAACTCAGCTAATTCTTTTTTAGTTCCATCTTACAAAGTAACTTTGTACTTACCATGTTGCATTGTTGCAATATTTGCCAAATATTGTTTGTCCTCTTCACTTGCAATTGTAAGACCAGCTTTATTGATATCAGAAATTCTCATATCTAATTCTGCTGCGGCTAATCCCATTTTAGATAACGAACCTGAAGCAAGCCCTGCCTCTTTTTCCATCTCCCTAAGTGTTAATACACCTTGAGGATTTATCTTAAATGTTTTAGTTTTTTCGTCAAAATATGTAAATTGTTTTGATATGTTCGCTAAACCATCTTGTAGTCCTGATGGGTCATTTATTGATGCATTCATCAAAGCGAATGGGTCGGCTAAGGCTCCTGCAGAAACACCAAGTCTTTGGAATGCGGATGCCATATTAACCGCTCCTTCAGGGTCTAAAACTTTTTCAGCTAAAGCAAATGTGTTAGACATGTCAAACCTTAACATAGATGCTTGAGCTGCCATCTTAGTTAGACCTTGAACACCACCTTCAAATTGGTAACGATTCATTTGGTCCATGTTACTTCTAACACTATCCATTACTTGTTTGGTGTTTCCACCAATACTTCTAACATAGTTAACAGACTCTTCTAACTGTGTACCCACTTGTTCGATACCAACACCAACATTTAGGAAGGCGTCGGAAATTTCACGAACACTCATATCTAATACCTTGGATGATGCGTAGAGTTTTTCAATATCTTCAGAGCTTGCTACAACGTTTCTTTTTGACGCTTCTGCAATCTCTTGCATTGATTTACTAACATCCCCAAAACTACCACCCATTCGAAGGATGCCAGGTGTTGTATCAGCAATCGCAGTTTGTAGTTCAACAATTCTTTCTCTACTTTGGCCAAAAGTATTATTAACCATTCGAGCACTAGAACTTATTCGTTCGTACGCATCAGCAAATTCTTGTACGTTAGGTAATTTTACCGCGTTTTTCAACTCTTCACCCATTTGACCTGCGGTCTTATCGTTTGTTTCTGCCATATTTTTGTATAGTTAGTTACTATATAAATACAAAAGGACTGAGTTTTCAGTCCTTTTTATTATCTTCAATCCATTTATCTAAAAGATACTTTCTTGTGAACAACGGCATTATTAAAAAATCTTGATAACTTATCTTTAATAATGTGTTTAAGTAGTAGAACTCGTCTAACTGACTTTTTCTATAATCAGAAGAAAGGACGAAAAAAGTCGACCCCGAAACCTACATTAACTGTAAGTCTTTCTCCTGATGGGGTCATAACAATTCGTTTCATATCCAACCTTGGTTCATTATCTTCCATAAATTTTCTTATGAATTTTGAATCCGCAATTGGCATTGATTCTATAAATTTGGCGATTTCGCCTTTATCGGTAGACCCGTTTGCCTCAATAATTTCTTTTTGTAATCTTAAAGTAACTTTAGGAACTACTCTTCCCGCAGGATATAAATCCGCAGCTCTTTGATTTTCTAAGATTTCACCGTAAGTCATTGGTTTTAACTTAACAGTTGTTTGAGATTTTGGTAACGTCGTTGTAAATGTTCCGTCTTCGTTAGGTTGTTGACCTTGTAGAATAGTTAATTGGTCAAGTAGTACTGTCGTTTTGAAAGGTTTTCTTGTTGAAGGGTCCGTCAATGTAAGTTCCATTTCAGGTCCAAACGCGGTATTCCTTAAGAAAATTAAGACCGCCTCAACATCACCTTCCAACATGTCCTCAACACGTAAGTCTGGTTCGTAAATCTTTGTTCTTAAAAGATTTGGTGTCATATCGTCACCACCCGCCATTAATAAGTTCTCATCAGTTGCAGTCAGATACCCGACTTTAATTGATTTCTTTTTGTTTTTGTAGAATGTACCTTGAGATGGTAATGGTACCACGTCATGGGGAAGCGAAAAGTTTGCTTGACCGTATTCTCTTGATTGATTATCCATATAAAAAATTAACCGTAAAGTTTATGTGCTTTACGGTTAAATATAATTGTTCTAAATTTTTTATAAATAGTATTAGTAAACTAACACACATCTGTCCATTCTCAGAGTTGCTGCAATTGTCGCTAAACCATCTGTGTTGTAAGCCAACGCATTAAAGTTAACATCTGTTAAGAATGTACCATACATAATCCATTTCTCAACAACAACACCTGTTGGGTCTAACATCTCAAGGTCAATATCTTTTTTGTACCCTGCAGCATATCCCATACGACCTGTCACTGACTCGGCGTGTAAACGAACCCACTCCATAAGAGCTTGTGCGGCAGACGGTCCAATTGGGTCTCTAAAGACAACGTTAATTGTTTGCCAGTTGAATCTACCTGCAACGTAAGTTGAAGTGTTCAAGAATGGAATTTCAGTCGCAGCAATTGTAATGTGTGGTCTCGAAGTACTTTCTACGAACCATTCATTAATACCTAAACTTGATGGAAACCTTAAAATGAATCGGTTTTGACGTTTCGGTTCATAAGGAATCGGCATTTTCATCAGTAAATCAGCCATATTATTTAAATTTTGTTTCTATGTTTATAACGATAAATATATCCGTTTGAAAAATTTTTCTATTTACTTAAAAAATTAAAAACGGTATTCTTTAACTAGACTTCCTTTTTAAGTCCTCCAGCAGTAGAATATGTTCTTACTATATTATCTGGTTTATCTTTAAAATGTTTTTTCATTACTTCTATGTTCTTAGGGTCATCATCTGAAAAGCCTATAGATGGTTCACTAGGAATAAAGTTATTATTAACATCATTCTTTAAATACGCTCTTTTATTTAAAACCGCAGCTAATCCTTTAATATAAGATACAAAATCTTCCATTGCTTGGACCTTCGCCTCTTCAGGGTTAACCGCCCCACCCTCATCTCCGAAAGAAACTGGATGGTACTTGTTGAGTTCTAAATAAGTTTTAATTAATTCTTCGTCACTCATCTCATCTTCACCTACAAACGTCCTATATTTTTTAAGGTTTTTAATAAGTTCATCTTTGCTTATCCCATTATAATCATTTATAATATAATTATAAACCGCTTGTTTTAATGTATTTGGATTGTGACCCCTCGCTGTGATTATGGAAAACACCGAACCGTTATTGATAGCTTCTCTGAAATCATCAAACGCAGGACCTTCTTTTGCCCTCATCGCATCGATTAAGAAATCTTTATCACCCGCAGTTCTGAAATTTCTAAATGGGTCCTCAGCAAACCCTACAATTGTCTCACCTTTATATTCAAAAGGTTCTTTACCTAAATGATGTCTGTGTTCTGCGAAGTCATCTGTTGACATACCTACTTCATCACCATCCTCACTTTTAACCATGATTTTTGTCGGCATATGAACAATATTATCATCCCAATCGAATGCATAATATTTCATATCTGGTGAACCTTCACCTTTAAATCCTTCTGTTAATTTATTTCTCATTTGGCTAAAGGGGGGATTTAGTCCCCCCGTTATTATTAAATATTCTCGAACGAAGCTCCTGTTGGAGTAATGAAGAATTCAATGTCGATGAATTCTAATGCTTTCGTTGGTTTTAAGTAGATTTTTCCTACTAATGTGTTTCTGTCTAAGTCTTCAGGTGTTGAAGAAACTGTTACACGGAAATCGTATAAACCTCTGTCTCTTCTGATTGAATCTAAGATTGGGTTAACACTGTCTAAGAATTGTTGTCTAACGATTTGGTCGTTTTGTTCAAACAATAATCTTACCGCTACAGCTGAAATCAACTTACGAGCTTGAAGTAATAATCTTCTTACATTCAATCTGTTAAGTGCTGAGTCAGCAACTTGTAACGTTTTGTTACCCCAAATTACAGTACCTACATCAGAGAAAGTTGCAATAGGGTTAATTCTACCTTGGTAAAGTGTGTCTCTATCTTCTTGAGTCAATTTAGTTCTCGCTTTGATAGAGTTTACAAGACCTCTTGTGTAACCCGCCGATGCGAACCATGGGAACGCAATGTTATCTGTCAACGCTAAGTTTCTTACAACTTCACCTGTTGGAGGTAAGTAGATTTGTGTGTTGTTCACAGTATCTCTTACTAAAATCCATGGGTAGTAAGTTGCAGTGTAGTTAGAGTCAATTCCTGTATTATCTAAGTTATCAACCGCCTCTTGTGGGTAGATGATATCTAAAGAGTTAGTTCCATCTGGAGTGTACATTAAGTAGTCAGGAGTTGTTGCGATATACACAGAGTCAGCTCTTGAATATTGTACCATATCGATAGCTTCTTCAACAAGGTTTGAGTTGTTAACATAATCAATTGATGAAGTTGCGAACACGTTAATGTTTGTTGCTTCAGGATTACCGAATGTTAATATACCAAGTAAGTAAGCGTAGTAATCGGTGTTAGCAAAATCTTGAGTATTGTTAGCTACAACAATTCTCTTGAATAAACCTTGACCTGTCGCTGTTGGATATCTTGTAGAAGCTGATGCTCCCGCTAAATAACCTGATGAACCTAATTGGAATCTATCTTGGTTGGTTCTGAATTCTCTATAAACATCCCATCCGTCAAATCCACCTGCAAAACATAATGTATATTTTCTTGAGTAGATGAAGTAGTAAGGGTTCTCTTGAGTTTCAGGGTCGAATCTGAAATCCGCAACACCACACTCGAAAGCTGTTTGACCACTTGATAAGTATGAGTTAGAGATTGTTACTACAGTAGCTCCTGAGTCCATGTGGAAACCTCTACTTAAATAGTTCCAAGCTTGACCTTCAATAGGTAATGCTGAGTTAACCCAATTTACAGGGTTTTGTCTACCTTTAAAAGTTAAGAATGATTCATCAATACCAAATTGACTTGAGAATCCTAAATAACTTCTTCTAACAATATCCCCCGCAGATTCAGTTGCGTTAGCGGTTGTTCCAAATGGAGGGTTATAAATAACCTCACCTGGGAAATAATATTTTGTTTTAAATTGTGGTACTGGTGAAATGTTCGCAGTTGATTCATATTCTCTTTGTGTGTATCCGTAGAATCCACAAGGAATTGCATCAATTGGAGCTTCATCAGCTAATTCAATCATTATATATTTAGATATTAAAGCGTATTCACCGTTTGATGAACCAATTTTCTTAGCCACAAAGTTGTTAGAACCTGGGTCCATATTACAGTTAGTGAATTTTTCAATAACAACAGGGTTTGCATCCGTATCAAAGAAGTTTCTTACTAACACATCAAAAGTCATATTATTGAATGATAAGTTAGCAATAGAAATCTTAACCTCAACATTCGCAGAATCTCCATCAGAGATTGAAATGAATTTAAATAATCTGTAAACTTTATTACCTCTTAACTCAGATACTAAGAAAGGAGTTTCAGGTGATTGATATTTTTCAACTTTGTATGCGATTGATTGTGAGTTTTCACTTCTAGCATCTTCTAACGCAATTAACTCAGGATTGATACCTTTGATATATCCTTGGTTGTAAGCGTAAGCTAATGAACTCGGATAAATCTCTTCAACAAACAAAGGAACTTCGTTTCTTGATTTTCCAAAGTTATCAGTTCCTAATACTTTAGTTATGTATTTAGGTGATGCTGCAGATAATGATGTTTCAAATGAGAAATTATCACCGTCTTTAGTAATACCTGATAATAAGAATCCTTCAAATGGTGAATCAGTTATACCTGAGTATTCTCCCGATGCAACTAATGTTACATCAGTAAGTCCACTAACTTCATAAACAGGACCATGTTGACCAAGGTCTGCATTATTTGAATACAACGAGATACCTCTTGAACGTAAAGTTGCAATAACCATGTTATTGTACTCAGTATAAGCTGTTCCTGTGAAACTAAAAACTTCACCTGTAATTTGACCTATAAATTCTCCATTACCGTTATCGGTTAATGATGACACATTATAGTAGAATGAATATCCTGTATAATTGTTGTTTAGATTTGCGTCATTACTAAATGTTGCGTAGTACCAAGGGTCGTTAGCGTCTGAACTTAAATCGTTAGTATCTAAATTGTTAGATTCAGAACCAAAAACATTAAGTTGGTTTGAATATTGACTAACCAAACTCCAATAATCAGGTGATGGTATTGAACCATAAAACGCGACTGTTGTTGCAGATAAAGATGGGGTGTCAATAATATTACTTAAATTACTATTGAAATCATCGTTATAAGTTGATGTACTACCATCAGATAATCTGTATTGGTTATTTAAGTTAACTTGAATATCATTAGGTAATGACCCTCCCACAAACTCAATTGTAGTAGAACCTGTAGCCCCTGTGAATGTTGCGTTGAATACTGTACCTCCCGTTGGAGCTACGATACCAATAGTTAATGGGTCAACGTTGGCAGTAACTCTAATACTCCAAGACGGACCCGCGTCATATCCTGACAAACCTAATACTCTTGTAACAAACAATTGGTTAGATTGTTGTAAGTATGACTTGGCAATGTATGCCGCCTCATATTTTGGAATTTGTGTGTTTACAAATTTTACTGGTTCCGTCCCACCAAAATATGCTTGGAACTCGTCGTAGTTAGTTATAAAAACAGGTTCGAATGCAGGGCCTTTAATTGTTTCCCCGACCAACCCTAAGGTTGTAACACCGACACTCTGTGCTACGAACGAAAGGTCCGTTTCAGATGTATATACTCCAGGTGATACAAAAACTTTTTGATTTGCTTGTGCTGTTGCCATTATTTAATTAATTCTATTGCAGATTTATTTTATTGATAAATATTCGTTACTAATACAAAAAACTTGACTTTTGAATATGTATTTGTAAACGGTATGAATAAATTCTACCTTTTTTCTACCTATGAAAGCAACTAAAGAAATTAAGAACATCAAAATTGACCCTGAAGTACACGAGATATTAAAAAAGTACTGTGAGAAACGTGGAATGAAGATTTACAAATTTTTAGAAAATTTGATAATAGAGAGGTGTAAAGAAAAGAAAGATATCTACGGAGAGAATTAAACTAAGATGTTATCAAACTTGATGTACGACTCTTGAGTATCGTCAGTTTTAATAACTTCGATTCTTAATTCATCATTTGTGGTAATTTGAATTTTTTGTACATCAGTACCATAATAGTCACCGTTGATGTAGACATCGTATGATTCAACATTATCTGAACTAAGCCAAGTTAAGTTTGCGGTATAAGCCACCACATCATTTAAAACATTGTTACCAACAACGTATAAAAAATTAGAAAGAAATTCGTCAGGATTTTCAGGAGATTTGTTTCTTCTCTTTTTAAATGTAGAAGTATCAAGTTCCATAACCTGAGCAACTCGAGCAATTGCAGGTTTAACTTCAAACTCTTCCTCGTCGATTAAATAACCTAACATTGTGAAGTCATAACTTTGAACATAATACTTTCTTGATTCCAAACTCATTTGAGATTCATCAGAAACATTGTTCATGATAATTGGAACATATTGACCTTTAATAAACGTATAGGCTTGTCTCGATGAAAATTTCTGCATAACCACTTTATTCAATTGGTTAAGCTCTCTCATTCTATTACAAATAATTTTAACACTGTAATTAATATCTACAGGAACAGGTTGAGGTATCGTGTAGATATCCATACCTTGCTCATTACCGTTCCATGTTGGAACCGATGCATAATAAAATTGTTTTCTATTTGGGATTGTATATTGTAATGAAGGATTAGTTCCAAACTTTACTTCAGGATTTCTAACCACAGTAATGAATGGTGGAGAAGGGTTATAATCTAAATCAACAAATAACGCAGTTTCTACGTACTGAGTCCAGTTTTGAGTTGTAATAATAATATCAACCATAGGTACAACTTTACCTGCGGTTATAACTTCTAAGTCTCCTTTAACAAAATCTAACATCCCCCTATCCAAATCGGCATGTAATACCGACTTAGGTAAGTAAGTTCCGTCTTCATTAATATATTCCAACAACTGTTCCCTACGAGCAGACATTCACTATCTTTATATATAAACGAATTGTGTTTGTAAGGATTATAGGTTACAATCTTATCGGATGATGGTGATGGTATATCGTCACAAGGGTATTCACAATAGTCTAATAATCTTCCAATAACAAACGCGTGTACGTTCTTACTCTTTTGTTGTCGAACCCTTTCGTTTCCACCTTGTCTAACCCTAAACTCAACATCACCTAATTTAACATAGTCAGCGTGTAATATTACTTTACTATCATATGTAACCGAGAAAGTGTGTTTATGTAAATTATAGTACACCATAACTTTCTTGCCAATAAAGATAGAATCAAACTGAGACCCTGTTATGATTACTTTCATTATATTCCTCTAAATTCGTTTTCACTTACGTATGTCGCAATAACACTTCTATAGAAAGGTTTGTATCCACCATAAGTGTGTTTATTATCTGACTTAACAAATCCGTCATCAGACACCACATAATATCTTACTCTGTCTTCTGTTTCGTAATATCCAATATAGTCACCTTGGAATATCTCAACCCCCATATCATCAAGAGTCTTTTGATAAATAGAGAATTTCATATTACCAGGTTCTTGTTGTTCCACTTTAGAATTACCTAATAATTTATGAACAGGTGCCATAACTTGAACTAAACCTTGTAATTCAATAGGTGCCATGAATTGGATACCGTCTTCAGTTACTTCACCATAAACGTCATCAGTTTTGGTTTTATACCTATCAATACGATACAATACTATGGTGAAGTTCATATCACCTAATAACCACTCCTCACCCATACCGATGTCGAGCGCATAATCCTCAGCTCCGAAGAACTTACCTAATCTTGTAATTGGGACTAATTTTTGCATATATTGATAAATACTCAAACATTAACTATATTTAAATCAAATATGAAAATCAGTCCTCCGTTAAAAATATACATTAAGGATAGCCCTCTACATAACTTAGGGGTTTTTTCTTCACAAAAAATTAAAAAAGGTGAAGTAATAGATGTATGTCCTTTCTTGTCATTCCCTCAAAGTTCGAGGGAAACAATACCTGTTTTTACAAACTATACATTTTGTTATCCCCGTTCTGAGAATTGGACAACACACGCATTAGTTATGGGATATGGGTCATATTATAATCATTCCGAGACACCAAGTGTTGATTGGAAGACTAATGAAGAAGACCGAACTTTTATATTTTTTTCCTTAAGAGATATTAATAAAGGTGAAGAATTATTCATAAACTACGGTAACGGAAGTATTTTTTAAAAATGGATGCGAGTTTAGAGTCAAAGGCGATGACCTTATTAGAGACTTATAATGGTGGGAACAATTATATTATTGAACTCAAAAGAAAGTCACAAATAAATAAAAGGTTTTACCCTACGAGAAGTCAATCAGAATACATAATAAATAACCATGACAAACAACCTAAGGTTGCGAAGAAGTGGGTAATACTTGATGCGTATTTTGCTCAGAAACTTGCCGACGATAAACTTATGACAGAAATACCTGAAAAGGTATGGGTTGAGAAGTTACTTGCCGATAAAGAAAAAGCGTTTCACATTTGGGGGAAAATAACCGAATCAGAACAACTACATGATTTTTGGTTACCAAAAGCGGCAATCATTAAAGACAATACTGTAAAGGATGTTGTTATTAATTATGACAAATATTCTCACCGTCCACCACTCGAACATCAAAAAGAAGCCGTTCAAAAATTAGTTGAAAATAAAAAGTTTATCCTTGCCGATGATATGGGTCTTGGAAAAACAACCTCAACGATTATTGCGGCATTAGAATCAGGTTCTAAGAAAGTATTAATCATTTGTCCAGCAACTTTAAAAATTAACTGGAAAAGAGAGATTGAAAATTATTCAGACAAAACAGTTTATATCGCTGAAGGTAAGAACTTCAGTACGGATGCGGACTTTGTTATTATAAACTATGACATTATTAAAAATTTCCATGATACAAAAAAGAAAGGCGAGTCACAGATTCTTGATGCAAATTTTGATTTGGTGGTCGTTGACGAGGCACACTATATCAAGAATGCTACAGCTCAAAGAACAAAATTAATTAACGACCTTGTTAAAAAGGTGGACCGACTTTGGTTATTGACAGGTACTCCGATGACCTCTCGACCTATTGACTACTTCAACCTATTAAGTTTGATTGAATCCCCTGTTGCCAAAAATTGGATGGCTTATGCAATTAGATATTGCCAAGGTTATCAATTTAATGTTGGTGGAAGAAAGGTGTGGAATGTGATGGGAGCATCGAACCTTGAGGAGTTAAGGGACCGTACCTCGGGTCTTACATTAAGAAGACTTAAAGAGAACGTACTTGACTTACCTGATAAGATTATCACGCCAGTATACCTTAGATTAAAGTCCAAGATGTATGAAGAAATTATGGGTGAGTATTACGATTGGTACGATAAGAACCCCGAGGAGTCAAAATCACTTACAGTTCAATTCACCAAGTTAACAAAGATACGTCAAGTTATTGCCGATGAAAAAATTTCACAGACAATAGAACTTGCCGAGAACATTGTGGAGCAAGGTAAGAAGGTAATCATATTCTGTAATTTCACCGACTCACTTAATAAAATATGTGAACACTTTGGTAAAGCGGCGGTTAAAGTGGATGGGTCAATGTCCAAACCTGAAAGACAACATAGCGTGGACTCCTTCCAAGAAAACGATAAGGTAAAAGTGTTTGTCGGTAATATAAAAGCTGCAGGTGTTGGTATAACCTTAACCGCAGCTGAAGCAGTTATTATGAACGACCTTTCATTCTTACCATCAGACCACGCCCAAGCAGAAGACCGAGCTTACAGATATGGTCAAAAAAACAATGTATTAGTTTATTACCCCATATTCGAAAACACAATCGAAGGAATTATCTACGACATATTAAATAACAAGAAACAAGTGATTGCCACAGTAATGGGGGACAATCAAAACACGGCAGACGCTGCCGAGGAAATTCTAAAGAGAATTCAAGAAATGCGTCGTTAAATGAAATCTGGATTATTTATAACAAATGGATAATCCAAAAATATGAAAAAAATAGAAAAACAAATTCAACAACTCGAAACACAGATACTTGAAAACCACGTCACCAAAGAAAAAGAGTTATTGATTACAGAAATGAAGAAAATAGGTATAGAAAAATTACCTTATTCTTACTCAGCCCTGAAACAGTTTATTGACCCAGAGACAATGAACTTTCACTATAACAAACACTATAAAGGGTACGTGGATAAATTAAACGATGCTTTATCAAAGAAAAAGTATGGTGATTTAGAGTTAGAACAAATAATTAAAACGATAAGTCGTTTTGATAAAACAATAAGAAATAACGCAGGTGGGGCATTTAACCACGCATTATTTTGGAATATGTTAACCCCGACACCTAAAAAATTAGAAGGGGAATTACTTAAAAAGATTGTAAAACAATTTGGAAGTTTCACCACCTTCAAGAAAGAATTTGATACTGTTGCCAAAGATAGATTCGGTTCAGGGTGGGTATGGTTAGTACTTACAGCCAAGAACACATTAAAGATTATGTCGACCCCAAATCAAGATAACCCTTTAATGAACGTAATTGAGGGTGGTGGGTTTCCAATATTAGGATTAGATTTGTGGGAACACGCTTACTATTTGAAATACAGAAACAAAAGAGACGAATACATCGTTAACTTTTGGAAAGTTGTAAACTGGGAATTTGTTTCCAAGTTATACGAAATGAGAACGGAAACCAAATTATTAGAATCCGTTAAGTTAGAAAAACTTCTAACCGAATCCAAAGAAGCAAAGTTCTGTGACGCTAAAGAGGTCCAATTCTACAAAGAACTTATCAATAATTCAAAAATCAAAAGAGTTTATCAAGACGGAGTAACTGACGTTTTAAAACAAGTGTTTAGTCAATTTTGGGTTGATAGTACAAATAAAGAAATGTCGGGGTTCTACGGGTTAGAATCTAAAGAAGGAAGGTCAATCCTTAATAACTTAAACACAAACTTCAATTCATTCTGTTTATTAACCAAAGCAATCAACACTCAAATTGATAGTGTTGGTCGACCTGAAAAGAAATTCGATTTTTCCAAAAAAGAAAATAGAAATATTAAAGAGATTGATAGATTGGTAAAAGCTTTGGACCATTTTAAATCTCAAATATTCACAAAGAATAATGAAGAGTTTATTAACATCATTAAAGTTTTAAAGAAACTATGGGATAGAGGACAAAAGTCTGAAGATGATGTTTTAGTAAAGATTGAGAAATATTTTGGTGATTCAGCAAAACTTGAAAAGACAAGTGGTCATGGACAAAAGACCGACGCATTTAAGGGGATTGATATAACCATTATATTAGATGGTAAAAAACACACCGCTCAAGTTAAACCATATTCAACGATGACTAAAGAGGACGGGAAAATTACCATGAAGGATACAGGTAATGTTAAACCTTACGATGTGGATTGGTTGATATTTATTAATACAAAGTCGAACAAAGTTTTGATTTTTGAAAACAAACCGATTAAAAATCATAATCAATACGTGTTTAATGAGAGTTCATTGATTCACGAAATAGAATAAGTAAGATATTTATTGATATGGCAGTTATACCAGAACCAGAAAGAAGTAAAATTTATACGAGAATCAAACATCAATTGGGTGCACCACTTAGAAGTGTTGAACTTGAAGATGAAATGATGGACTCATTAATGGAGTTAGCGGTTGGGGATTACGAAGAGTATATCCTACAATGGTTAATTGATTCACAATGGGTTAACCTTGTTAACTTAAATATGAACGAAAGGTCTGTTGCAAGAGCTTTGGTTACAAGAACCATGGATTTTGAACAACAGTTTAGTTATTCGTATTCTAAAATCGTTGGTCTTCAAACTGAAGGCCCTTGGGTTTTAAAGAAAGATTATTTTATTCTTGAGAAGAATGTCCAAACATATGAAATTCCTGCAGGTAGAGAGGTTAACGAACTTTTATGGTTTAGTGACCGTCCGTACAATCTTGGATTAGGTGGTATGGCAGGTCCTTTTGGTGGTGTCGGTCTTGGGGCAAGTGAGGCGGGATTTGCCCAAATGGGAAATCAAGGTTCTTACTTTATGATGTCAGGATTCGATTACTTAATTAGAGCACAAGAATCAAATATCCTTAATAGAATTTTAGGTGGTTCCCTAACCTATAGAATTACAGGTTTACCTGATGGTAAAAAAATGATTCATTTATACAATACCCCAGGTGGTAGATTCAACTGGTCGAGTTACGGACAATATGTTGGTAAGGCGGTTTGGTATTGGTATTATGATGTTGAACCTGATAGCAGAGCGGATTGTTTAAAAAATAATCCTGATATTATAAAACTACCTACAGATGTTCCTATTGAAGAACTAACTTGGACAGACTTGAACGTACCTGGCCAACAGTGGGTAAGAAGATGGTTCACAGCCTATTGCAAAGAAACTTTAGCAAGAGTTAGAGGTAAGTATAGTGGTAACTTGAAAACTCCTGATTCTGAAATTATCATGGATTATCAATCCTTGTTAACTGAGGCTAAAGATGAAAAAACTAAATTACTTGAGGAACTTACTGGTGCCGAAGGATGGTTAACGAGAATGAGACCTGAAAAAGTAATGGAAAGAGAAGCATTAATCGCTGAGAACTTAAATAAACAAATGAAGTTCCGAGCAATGCCTCGTCAAATTTACGTAATATAATTTTATGGCAATAGTAAAAACAATACCCTCAAGAAAAATCATTAGTGGATTAGTTATTGAAACATCTGAACTTTCAGTAGTTTCCGAAACAGAATATCGTACAACAGGAGAATCTTGTGTTGTGGTAAGAGGAGTTAATGAATCAACAATAACTTTAGATTCTATCACTACAGACCACGTTGTTGTAAAATCAATGACAAGACTTACAATCAAACCAGACATCGGTAAAATCGATGAAGACTATGATGAAATAGTTGCTGATAAGTATGCTTGTATTGAATTTAGATTTATTAGTGGTAATTGGTATATCTTATCTTCAGACGGTCTGAAGCAATCCTAACTTTTCCTCCCAACCTTCTTCGGCTAAGTCGTACATATAGTCAGGTTTAAGACCTCTCTTTTCCCAATATGCTAACTCAGCTTCTGTGATATCTAACACATCCTCTTGTAATCTATCTTGAGAACCCTCATCTAAAGGATGACCATTGATAAGTTCACATTGAGTTGTTGTAAAGATACCTCTATCTGCAGGGTCATTAACGATTAAACTATTTCTAACCTCATCTTTAAAGACAACCATCAAAGGTTCAATTCTTTTATTGAACGTTGTAATAGCTCTTGGTACATTGTAATCTCCCGTTAAGTCTGGGTCGTTATCTAAAATATCTTTATCCAACATGTAACAGTTTACCATAACACCATCAGTAATAGGTTTCGCCTTAGGATTCATAAGTGCGTTATATGCGTTTGTGTCTTTAATCTGTTTCACTGTCATCTTCTGAACATCACCCTGAGACGCCTTAGTACCGTTGTTAACATACATAATCACATCACCTAAGTTCACACTCAAGTTATTCTGTAAAGCCAACTCCATGTGAGCCATTCTACTCATACTATTACCCGCTTTAGTTTTAGTTGTTAGTCTCTTAGTATAATCATCAAGACTTAATTTAACTTTAGCTCTTTGTGCAATCTTACTAAGTGGAATCTTCTTATCATAAATGGTTTGAAGATATTCGTAGTAATACTCCACGAACGCTTTACCATCACCTTGTAATAACATTTTAATACCTTTATCCAAAAAGGCCTCAATATACAACGGAAGTTTCTTAGACTTAATACTATTACCTGTTAGTTTAATCTTACCCTTTGA